CTCTTAACAAGGGTTCATGCTTCTTCTGGTGCTATTTTTGTTACTGGTATTGGTAGAACTAATGATGTTCCTAACAGGACTTTTATTACACAGGGTAGTGATGATTTAGAAAACAGTTATCAATTACAAGGTGGAACAGGAATTAGTCTATCAACAGGTGGTTCGGGTTCAAGTAAAACATTAACGATAAATAATGATTCTCCTGAACAAAATGTTGTATTAACAGGGGGAACAGAAATTTCTGTTACAGGAACTCACCCTAATTTTACCATTAACAATGATGCACCCGACCAAGCAGTTACATTAACTGCTGGAACAGGGATTGCTACTTCAGGGACTCATCCTAACTTTACTATTACCAATTCTTCGCCAGACCAAACGGTAAGTTTAACAGGTGCAGGTATTACAGCAATTACAGGAACTTACCCTTCTTTTACTATTACTTCAACAGAAGCAGACACATTAGATTCAGTTCTTGGAAGAGGAAATAGTTCTTCTAATGACGCAACAGTAGGAACAATCACTTCAACAGTTAATCAAAATCTTGGATATGAAGTGCATGAAGCAGCAACAGGACCAATTATGACAGGTGGTAAAACTGTGGTCTATGTTAATGATATTACTACTCTTATACCAGCAAATCAAATTACTTTACCTATTCCTACATCTGGAAATATTTTACATATTATAAATATTGGTGGTGTTCCTATTACTATTTTAGGAAACCCTACTATTAATTTAGGACTTACTACTCACCCTAAAATTGCCGTTGCTAACCAAATAACATTAGCACCACATGAACATGTTACATTACAATCAAACAACGATAGTATTGCCCCATTAGTTACTGGACATATGATTATTAGTGATTGATATGGAAGGAATTTGTTTAAATGAAGTCTGCATGTCATTTTACATGCTATCTTTTTTAATTTTAATTGAACTATTATTTTACAGCGCAGTAGGTTTGGGTGCATACAAATTATACTGTAAGGCTAAATCAAAATTATACTATAAAGACGACCCAAATAAAAAATCCGAAAAATCAAAAAATTGAAAAATCGGCGTGAAAAAGGGGGGCAGGGAACAAAATCCCTACCCCCGAATTTCACAAATTATGGGTCTTTACCACTCAACGCTGACTTCTTCAAACTTATTTTCTACTTCATTAAAGTATTTTACAATACCATTTTTCTTACCATGCATCCACAAATCATAAGTCAATTGTGAATCTTTTAAACAATAATCTGCAACACTTGAATATAAACCTTCATTCCATTTAAACACGGAATCTATACTACTCATATTTTTCTGGTCTGAAATAGTATTCTTAACCAGATTATCCAAATGGATTCTCTTACCGTGATTCTTTAATAGATACGCTGATGTATCAATACAACGGTTTTCCTTATCTTCAAGATATTTTCTAACAATATAAATATCCATAGCATCTCTAAGCACAGGTAAATCAAACGCATTAATATTATGTCCCAATAGAATGCCGCCTTTTTGAAAGTGTTCATCTAAATCAAACTTTAATTGTCTAAGAGGTTTGATTTCAATTCCTTCTTCCTTTTTAAGTTCACCAATTTCTTCATCAATATAAATTACACCATTATTTCCATCCCATGTAGTTACGCAAGCAACCTTAAACAGATGGGTATTTTCCCACCCACCAATATCATAACTCAAGTTTTTAGTTTCAATATCAAACGATAATACATTACTCATCTTCTTTCACCTTTAATTTTACATATGTTTTTGTTTTTCTAACCTCTTCAAATAGATGCTTTACACTTTCCCAATGGCGATAAAATTTATTCCTTCCGCATTGTTCATTCTTTCTGAATGATTCAATCATTAAACGCTTATCAACCCAGCCCGCACTACCATCAATGGTCGTCTTTGGTTGTGTAGTATTGTAAGCATTAATAAACATTTTCTCGTTATTCTTATCCGCCATACGCTTAGGTCGCTTCTTAAGTTTCTCTTCAAACCACTTAGTAATAGAGTCAAATGATTGGTCGGTCAATCTCCTACCTTGATTAATATGTCGGGCAGTAATCTTAGGACTTCGTTCAGTAATAGCACAAAGGGCGGCCGCAATACAAATGTTGTTAATCATGTTCATAAAGAAAGTGTTGATAGCAACATAGATACTATCGTCAAAGGTGTTCATGTATTTCTTCATAGCAGACCAAACAATCTTAATTGAACCCTTTGCTTCATCAGTCATTTCAAGAACCTTTCTCTTATCACCATCAACCTTCTCCAAACGCTCTTGAACCCACTTGTAAGAAGAGTAGAGCATTTCAGCAAACTCTTCTTGGTATGGGGCGGCCCCTCCATCATCCTCAATAATTTCGCCAATCATGTCCAAATAATCTTCCTCCATTTGACTCCTCAAAGACTCAGGGATTTCACGGACATAAAGCCACATCCTTTGGAAAACACCCTTTGTTAAGATAACTCTTTCCAATCCTTCAGGTGGGAGAGTCGTAGCCCAAAGAGAGCGTTGCGAATCAACAATCAAATCTCTTCCAAAGTTAGTCAAACGCTTCTTGATTAGATGTGATTTAGAATCAAGACGGTTCATAAACTTCTGAAAGAGCATTACTGTTTCTTGCTTGTGTTGCGACTCCTTGAAAATACCAGAATGTTCAAACTCGTCAAAAGCAATAATACCAGAACCATACAAACTTCCATAAATTGTTTTGTCTTTTGTTGGTTTAATATCATAATCCTCACCATTTGCTTCTGCGGCTCTTTTATCTACGGCACTAAACTCACTATTAGGAATATCAATTTGCATCGTTCCTAACAAACCTTGGTCAGTAAAACTGTCTGGGTTCTCAAGAGTAAATTGTTTTACACCTGTAAGTGGTGTTTGGTCTTGTGTTGTAGGCCAAGCATTAACCAAATCAAAGGTCTTAGACCACACAGGTTCAAGAAAATCAAACATGGTTGTCTTACCACTTCTTGATGTTTGAATCCAACAAAAGTGAATCCTCGGTTCAAGTGAAAGTCTTCCAACAGGAATCCTAACTACATCTTTTAGAATCTGTCCTAATGTAACGAAGTAGGCCATTTGTGCTGGATATTCATTGTGGAGAGAAAACTGTCCCACTACATCTGTCCATTTCTTTACACTTTTAGGTAATTCTACTTTCTTTGAACGAATTGTTTCAAGACCACTTTCGGTATCAGTAATCTTAGCCAATGCGTCATACATTTCCCATTCATCTACATTTAAATCTTCCATTAATATTTCACCTCTTCTTCTTTGTTTAATGCCTCAAGAATATTTTCAGCAGTTTTCTTTCCAATGCCTTTATGTTTGGTTATATCATTAACCGAAGACATGGATATTTCTGCAATACTTCCAAAGGTCTTTAGTAAGGCTTTCGCTTTTTCAACTGAAACGCCTTTTATTTCAGTCAATATGTCTACTCTAACATCGTCTGTTTTAATTTTCTTTGGTAATTCTTTGTGTATAATTAATTCTTTGTCTATGTGTTGTGTTGTTGCTACAATAATATGTGATGCTGTCCTGTAATTATCCACCCAGATTGGTTTAACATCGGTGTGTAATGCGATAGAAGTAATTGCCCCTACAAACATTCTCTTTAGTTTAACTCTCCAAGCGGCTGTATTATGTTGTGTTCTATGTAAATAACTAATCGCATCATCCAATGTTCCGTAAATTAAAATAATGTTTTTGTTATATTCTCTATCCATGTTGTCTAATTGATTAAATATTCTTTTGTTTCTAACTGATTGTAGGAAATCTGCGGCTGACTTTGCTTCAATACAACAATCACCTATGATGTAATCTCCTATTTCCAACCATTTCTTTTCTGTTTGGATTTTGTTTGACTTAGCAATTTCTTCAACTGCTCTACTTAATTGCGAATCTTCTCTACTGTCAATAATAATCATTCACCATACCTCCAACATTTACCGACACAAAGACCTTCTTCAATTAATGTATTACAATACGGGGCCATGTATCTCTTGTCTACAATAAATGACACTTGCTCTTGGGTTGTGTATTGGTTGTAATCAATCCAAATGTCTTCATTTGAGGCAATCAATTTAACCTCATTACAGATAATCGCTTTTATGTCAAGCAAAGAATCTCCAGATAATTGTCTTGGAGTGCAATTAAGGTTGTTTTTCATAATTGCATATTCAGATAGAAACTCATTATACCATTGAACGAGCAAAACTCTCGCACGATGATTGGGGTTTTCTACCATAATAGCATTTTTAAGGCAGGGTAAAATAGGTAAATCACCTGGACTTTCAACACTATGAATTTCAACTTCCATGTTTTCCATTCTTTTTACGCTCGGCCAAGTAACTAAATGGCGTCCAAAGACTGATGGTTTTTCTTTAACAGGGCCAGATTCAGACATTTTCAATATGTTTCCTATACCAGAAGATATTGTTTTGTCTGTAAGTGGAATACACCAGCGTCCAGCACCAAGATGATAGGTATTTTGAACTCTTCTCAAGCGACCCGTATTAATAACAACTGTATCAAGGTAGGGACTTTTATCAATAACATCGTGACATATGTTAAAAAATGCTTTGATTTCACGAAGCGACCTTGCTTGATTACCATAAACAAACATATGAAACCCACGACCTGAAAAAGAAACCGTGTGTTTGTATTTCTTCTCTAAAAGCCAGCGATGTAAAACAAGCATATGTTCATATAAGTCGCTCAATTCTTCTTCATTTCCATGAGCATCAAAATCAAGAAATATTCTATCAAGGATAATTGAGTATTCAAGTCCACGATTATTTGAGAAATGCTCATAATCATAAACAGAAGTAAAGACATTCATCTTACCATTGTAGGTTGATATAAAATCTTTATACTCTTTTAGATTATTTACAACAATCCTTGAAGGTTCTCTTGCCCTATTCCTCAGACTCCCTGCCCACATTTCTCTCGGAAAATACAAATTTTTCACCTCTTTTATAACTACAAATTGAACAATAAGTATTGATTCTTAGTGTAAGATAAGCCTTGCAATCTTTACAAAACCTTCCCATTCAAATCAAACCTGCTTTTTTCTTATCATTTTCATCCATTAATTTAGTGTCTAAACGAATTCTGTCTTTTAAGGTTAATATTTTTTCAGTTTCGTCCACACTATTTTCATCTGTTCCCACCTGTCTTTGAACAGGTTCTTTATTTTTTTCAACTTCATTTTTTTCGCCACCAAAATCAACTGTTGCTGTTTTTAGAAAACTTGTCAATACAAAAGAAACCATACTATTAAGTTCCTGCCTAAGATGTTTAGACATATCATCAGACAAAGTAGATTCCTTTACAATTTTCCATTTAGTGCTATTATCCATATCGTTGATTAATGTATCAACAATACTTTCAGTTACTTCATCGGCATTTAGTATGTCGTTAATAGTCCATACTCTTTGTTTAATAACATCTTCAATAACACCGCTTCTTAAAAAATCAGAACCACTCATATTGGTCGCCACCCTCAGCCGCTTCACAATGGTCGTAATGTCCACAATGAATACACTTCTTGTAAAAGAAAGATGCCTTGAAGTCGTTTTCCATGTATGCTTCAATTAACTTATCAATAGACCTTAATACAGCAGTTTCGGAACGCTTACTGACCTTCTCAGCATAAACATAATTAGATGCTGGATAATACCAAGCCCAATGAGTAAATTGGATATTGGGGTCAAGACCATTTTCAATAAGCACCTCTCTATCAGCATTATCAAAAAGCAACTTGTAGAAAGCCATCTCCTTTCGCATCATTGTTTTCTTGGTGTCTTTCCAAGCACCAGTCTTTAATTCCATAGGAATATAACCATTGTCCTCAAAAAACAATCTATCAATAATACCCTGAAGGTGAACAGTAATTCCACTTTCGGTTGTGAACTTAGCGTCCAACTTAATTTCATTTCCAATAGGTATAAATGTATCAAGTGTATCATCCTCCCTACATTCAATAAATCGCTCGGTGTTATATGCAGACATAGCGGTATAAAGAACTTCGTATTCTTCATTATCCGTTTCAGGGTAAAGTCCTCTAAAATGTTTTTGTAATTCCATAGGTTCGTCAGCATGTTTTAATGCTTCATCAATCTTTACAATCTTCCAAAAGTCTTCTTGTGCATTGTGAACAATAGTCCCCTTAATCATTGCTGGCGAGGTCTTTTGTTTAATGCTTTCAATGTAGTTATATTGGTAGGACAACTGACAGAAGTTAAATGTTCCAATAGAAGATTTAGTAATCTTCAGCATTGGTCCTTCTTCGTTATCTGGTTCCCACAAATATGTATATTCTCCGTTTTCTGTTCTCAATTCAATCACCTTTTCTTTTGTTTTATCGGGAAGAATCATTTCCTCCCTTTCTCTTTTTTTAGTTCGTCAATATATTGACTTGCCTCCTGTCGTGTAGTGATACCTTCCATATCACCGCCAAGTTTTTTAATAAACTTAATCTGATTTTCAGTAGGCTCTTTATCTGCGTTTTCTTTTGATACTTTCTTTGAAGCACCTTCTAAGTTTGACCTTAACATAGATGCCGTAGTTAAATCGTGACAACGCTTACACAATTCAACTACATTAGACCTTGCACTAATTAAGTGGTCTAATCCTTCTTTTTTGCACTTGTGTTGTGAAATAATGTGGTGCCATTCGGTATATCCGTCAGTCCCTCTTTGTCCACAAATAGTGCAATTTCCTGTTTTAACCCAAAGTTTTTCTTCTTCTTCTTGGAGTTTAACCAGTTTCATTTCTAAGGAATCATATGTGTCTGATAACAATTGCATCTCACTTTTGATTTCCAATATTCTTTTAATATTACTCATACTTCTCATATTACCACCAATTGTCTAAGGTTGTTTGTCTGCCTTCGTTGGCTATTCCCATTAAATCCCACCTTAGAGATTCATAAATCAATTTGACCTTCTTCACAATTTCTGATTCAGCAAGTCTATCCCAATTGATAGGGTAGAAGTCTTCTACTTCTTCATATTTCTTGAATGCTATATATTCAACATTCCTTGTTTTATCACCAACATTAAATTTTGTTGGATATTTATTGATGCGCTTATTATCAACATTATAATAATAATAACTATCACCTACTTCAATCGTTCCAATTTGTTCATTGTAAATTAAAACGCCAGCAGAACCACCTGCTATTGAATCATATTCATCCAATGACTTACGCAATCGGGTTCTCTTGATAACGGATTTAGGGTCATATTTTCCACCCTTAACAAGTTTATACATAGCCCTTGTATATTTAGTTACATCTCCTTCTTCACTACCAGATGCAACCATTTCCAAAACTTTCTTTTGAACAGTCTTAGCCAATTTAGTTTCGTTAGACTTTTTCATTTCAAAACCCATAACGAAGAATTGTTGGTTATCCAACCATTCACCATCTTTCCAAGAAAGATAGCCACAGTAGCGATTCTTTTTCATAGATAGGAAGAAGGTTTTAGCATACTTTTCAAACTCAAGAACCACATTGTCATTGAATACTTCTTTTTGGATATATTCATTTAACTTGATACATAACTGTTTAGCATCTGCAACATCCTTAACCTTTACAAAAATTGAATCGGTGTGTCCGTAAATAACGGTGTAGCCCAACTCTTGAGATTTGAATGCTACACTTCGCATGGCTTCTCTTGCTGAAGCCGTAATCGCTTGAGCCATTTCCATGTCGCCCCATCCATATCCGTCCTTAGCCAAAACACCATAGAGGGCGTTCACACCACGCTTTGTAGCCATTTGTGCTGAATCCCACTTTCTGTATTCATCATCATTCTTGGCTTCTTTACGCTTCTCCTTGTATTCATCACGCAACTTCATTAGAGTCAAAACCGCTTTAGGCAACACACCCAAAGAATCCTTCGTGAAGGAAACGCTTGGTCTATCTGGCTTGTATGCTACAAGATTTTTAGGTGTTGGGAAATACACTTTATGGGCATCTTGGTCTTGTGTTTTTGTTTCCCATGAAATGTTTCTTGCGGCCATCATGCTTGGGTATAGAGATTTAAAGTCAAAGATGGCTACATTTTCATGTGTTCCATATGTGTCTTCTTCTTCGGGATTCATAACGAATGCCGCTTCATACTTTGTTTTGTTTCCTTTCATACCTGTTGGTGCTTTCCAATTAGAATGACGCATAAAATATGCCGCACCCATCTGAGAGTTATGAAATACGCATTCAAATGGACAGATAAACAACTGCTGAAGTGCAATGTCATTTTGACTAATGTTCATTTCATTATCCATGCGAACCATTAACTCTACATCTACTCGGTTATATTCAAGGAATGTTTCAGTATCTTCTAACCAAGAGCGCAGAAAGAATTCATCTTCGTTAAACTTAGAACTTTTTGAAACCTTACCTGCATCTTCACCGAGAACTAACTTAGAACAGTCGTCTAATTTGAGCGAGGGTAATGTTCCTCTTTGTGCGTCAAGCCACAATCGTTCAAAGCGTGTCATAAGACAATAGGTAATTCTGCCCTTGATTGGTTGAGCCGCATTGGTGTAATTAATATTGTATAGTTTGGTATCAGAAACGCCACGCACTTCACGATGAGGACTCAACTTGCGAGGACTAATACCATTTAGATGCATCCTTTCAATAATCTTAGGAATATCAAAACCAAGAAGATACCAACCAATAATCATGTCTGGGTCTTTCTCATGCACGAACTCAACCAATGCTTCCAACAAATCATGTTCATCTTCATACACCAATACGCCATCATATTCTGGTAGCGGTTCTTGAGGAAAATGTGTCATAATGTAGTATTGTTCATCGTAAGAATCGTAAAAGGTCAAGGCGTTAATTTGCCCATCATACCTCCCACCAACTTGTGTTTCAATATCAAGATACCACTTTCGCATATTGTATTCAGGAATTTCAGTAAGAACATCATTAGCATATTTACGGGCAAGTGAAATATCCCCTTCATAGGTATAGTCCCAAAAATCACGGGCTTCATACAAGTCCTGTGTAGTGTCAAATGAAACCTTAATCAAGTCACGGTTATCAAGAGAATGATAGTCGCCAAAATTATATTGAGGTTTAATACTCTTCTTCCAAGACTTATTAGTAGGAATAACTGCTGGCATTTCATCACCCTTTCTAATAAAGAAATAAGGTTTGAAGTTTTCAACACAACGAGTCATTCTTTCTCCGTTTTCATCTCTCCATCTAAGTTCCACATTATTCTTTGCATCACTAATAATCATTCTATCACATCCATTTCTAATAGTCTATCATGTAGGTATTGACATTGTTCAGGTAATACATGACATTGGAGGCCGTTGTAGCGGCCGCCCTTAATATAAATAACAGGCTGTCCTTTTAATATATGATTAAAACAAAGTTTGCATCTTGCTAACCCTGTTCCTTCCATTACTGCAAAATTAACAGGCATAATATCACAATCCATGAGGTTGTGCTTCAATTTGTCCCGCTTGAGTTACTCGGCAAAACTTAGCATTGTTTCTAAACTCTTCAAGGTTAATAGCACCGACATAACTCATTGACGACCTAACACCATCGTTAATATCCTGAACAATTCTACTTACCTTACCCTTGTAGGGAGTAATCTTTGAATTACCTTCAACATTTTTAACCTCTTCACCACGAGCAATTTTAGACTCAATAGAAGCAGACCCTTGATACTTCTTGAATAGTTTCTCATTAGGCCATTGACCCGTCTTAGCAATTGAACCGGGCGTTTCTTTAGTTCCCGAAAAGAGAGAACCAATCATAACTGCATCAGCACCAAGAGCCAAAGCCTTAGCAACATCACCCGTAGTTTTAATTCCACCATCAGCGACAATAGCAACATCCAATAACTCTTCTTCAAGTAAGGCGTAAATGTCATTAAGAGCCGTTGCTTGAGGCACACCTACTCCCGCCCTAATACGGGTTTCACACATTGAACCATTTCCGATACCGACTCTAAGTGTGTCAGCACCTTCCTTGATTAAGTCCATAGCACCTTCCTTTGAAACAATATTACCAACCATAACATGAATATCGGGATATTCGGCTTTGATATAACTTGTCATTTGCATGGGAAGAGAATGATGCCCATTAGCAACATCAATACAGACTCCTCTAACTTGGGTATATTTGAGCAATTTTTCTAAACGCCCAATGCCAGAATCACCGACACCTATTGCGGCCAAATAATTCTGGACACCGTTAGCATCAATTTCATCACACAAATCAACTTGTTCATCAGCACTTTGGAAACGATGAAGAACTCCCATGCCGCCAAGTTTAGATAACTCAATGCACATATCAACACCACAAACCGTGTCCATAGGAGAAGCAATTAGTGGTGTAGCAAGAGAATAATCCCCAATGTTCGTATATAGTTCACAGTCGGAACGACTATTAATACCAGACCATGTTGGAATAATACTAATGTCGTCATAAGTCAAACTCGTTCTTTCTTCAATCTTCATTTCTTTTCTCTCCCTAATACTTTTTCTTCACTAACCTTTAAGTCCCCAAGAACCCATCGGAGGGCATTAATGACTCCCTCTAACCCTTTGTAGTTTTTCATGTGTTTCATAAGAAGCGGTTTTGGTTTTCTTGTTTGTAGTGCCGTTAGATGTTTGTTTTGTTCTCTTTCGGCTTTGTTCAACAAATCTTCAATTTCTTCCCATGTGCGTTCATATGAAAAGTTTTCACTATCCTGATGGTCGTTCATTTATAATCACCCGTATGACTTACATTATACATATAGTCGTCTTTAGTTAATCCAGCAAGATTAAATTTTTGATAGACCACTACACCATTATAACAGGCTTTACAACACTTACCTTCCATTACAGGTTGAGCGTTGTATGTTTCATCAAGATGTTCTTCTTTACAGATGCAACACTTATTGCTCTTCATCTTTATTGTCATTTTGTTCAGCCTCTAATTTGCAGATAGGGCAAACGCTTGTAATCAAGTCTTTACACCAGCCACCATTGTGGATAATTCCAGCGGCTTCCATATTCATTGCGTTAGCCATATATTGAATCATTGCTGTCATTTGCAGAAGCATATCCAATGCACTTGCTCGGCTTTCCATTTCTTTATTTTGTTCTTCATTCATTTTATCAACCTTCTATTCTTGGTGCTCTCAGTAATTTATAGTCGCCATTTACAACTGAGATTGGCGATTCATCATTGTATGAAATAATAGTAATTCCATGTTTTAGGTATTTGTAGAATGGTGCTGAAAACTCAACGATAGCATCATCACCAACAGATTCCATAGGCTCAATATCAAACTCAACAGATTCACTAACTTTAGTAGACGAAATCTCTAAGTTCCCATTAACTGCATAGGACATTTTGTATACTGAATTACCTACAACTTCACATTCTTTAAAAGCCTCTACCAATTCAGCAGTAGGGACTTTAAGCCTTGTAGTTAGCGAGGTTCTTGAACTAATGACAACAGGTTCATCCATTTTGCGATTCATAGTAATATTAGTTACGCTATGAATAATGTTATCATTGTATTGGTGTCGTTCAAGAATGGGCAACTTTACAGACTTCTTATTTGTGCTAATGATAAGTGCGTTATCTTCCATACGGAATAGACACACTTCATTACCAAGATACTTCAATAAAATATCTGTATCAATAGCAAAACGACCCTGAGTAGTATTCTCATATTCCTCAAGGACAATTTTATTTTCTACAAATGTTGCAGGGTCAGCATTCCAAACACTACATTTCATCTCTTCAACATCAACGCCCATAACAATAGACGATGATAGAGTGGTCTGTTTGTTGTTTATTCCATAGTTCCACTTACCTTTAAGCAACACGCTTTCAATTACTTCTTTCAATTCTTTTCCATTCACTTTAAATTTCATATTATCAACTCCTTAATGGGGAAACGGCAACGGAGGGAGGCAATTCCGTTGTCAGCAATAAAGCCGTTATTATCTGACTAACCCCATCTTTAGGCTACACACCCAATAGCCTAATCAAAGAGAGCCATTTCTAATAGCCTCAATGCCGTTCCATTCTACTTTACCACTACTACTTTCCATAACGGTAAAGGTCTGTCCAACATTTTCATTGTTGGTCTTAGACTTTCGGACATGGGCAGTAAGTTTGAAAGTTTTTCCTTTCTCTTCCTTTTTACACTCAATGTATTGAAACAGTTTAGCCGTGGTGTTCTTTTCCCAATCTGGCTTTGTCCCAACAATAGAAAATCCATCATGCACTTCTTTCATGTGCGTGATGAAAAATTTATGACAACGCAACTGACAAGCGGCTTTAAACAAACGCTTGTATTCCTCAGTTCTTGCATACCATTGTGTCGGAACCATTTTAACTTTATCAGCCTGTCGTGGGTCGCCACCTTTAATATGATTCAAACGAGCAATCATGTTAGTGGTATCAAGCCAAGTATCAAGACCATCAAAAACGATAGCCTTAACTGCCTCAATTTCAACCTCATCATCACCATCTTCAATCTTGCCGTTTTCAATTGCCTCATTAACCATAGCGATGAAATAACGAGCCATGTCAGCAGTAGCCAAATAATCAACGGTCATGTCTTCTGTATAAACATGAGGATTGAAGATAACAATTTTTTCATCTTCACTCCAATGTTGTCGCCATGTAGGTTCTGCACCTTCATCAAAGTCAAGAACAAAAAGCCAATGTGTTTTTCGTTCTTCTTCGGTTCGGCAATCTAAAGCAACTCCTGTTTTACCCGTTCCCGGATTACCACTAATACCACAAATCAAAAATGCCTGCTCTTGTTCAAGCAGTTTCTTTCGCTGATTCATAGCACGAAGTTTGGCTTGTTTAAAAGCCGATTCGCTATTATTTTCTTTTGCTGCTTGGAGAGTTTTTCCTGCTGCATTTCCTTTCTTATTTCCAATTCCCATATTATTCATCTCCTAGTTGGTGTTTAAGTTGTTCTTTTAATTGCTTAAATTGTTGTTCAAACAATTGACGGGTGAACTGTTTCCCGCTTCTAAAGTGGATTCTTACCGAATATGGATTGTCTGGTTCTTCTTCCAGTCGCTTCCATTCAATTGCTTCCACTTCTGACATATCAAAACAAAGTTGATGTAGTCTAAAATAAGTTGTGTTTTCTCTAATCATGTTATCACCTGTTGTAAGGGCCTTGCACCCCGCCGTAAGTCATTCTATCGCCAACTTATACACGACAACTCGTAGATTGTTGGTGTATCTCTATGACAACAACCTAAGCGAGAATTACAATTCAGCCAATCTATCGCTAAGAAGCAAAAGTGCTGATGCCCAAAGACCGACAAAGATACCTAAGTCGTGGTCGTAAAGGGCATAAATACCAATGCTACCAATAATAGATGTAAGGCTACTGTAAAGTCCAATCTTTCGGTAATCCATTTAAATCACCAATAAGAAAGTTCTTCATCGCCGCTATTGGCTTCCTCAACTTCAGGTGCAACACCCAAAGCAATACGGGGAAGAATACCATAAACATTCAAGGAAACAGGATTCCACTCGTCTTCCAAAACATTTCCGTCGCTATCCTTCTTTCGGCTTTGATTGGTTCGTCCGATAACGATAACATCAGAACCGACACCGAAATCAATGTCCACATTAGAAGGAATCCAACATGGGGTTGAATCAGGAATTTCTTCTTCTTCAAATCCGTAGTTTCCATCAGCAGGTTCAATCCAAATAACACGGTTGCCCGTCTTTTCATTAACCGTAAGATTCATACTACTAACGATACCATCAGTAATACAAAGTTTCATTCCCGGATTTGACATAATTTGTTGATGGTAATCTTCAATTTCCATCAAGTCTGCAACATATCCTTCCATGTGTTCAGCCAACAAGTCTTCCATTGAAGGCATATTACCGACAAACAAATCATCCTCAGCATCAAGATTATCGTTATAGCGAATAGAACCGAGAGTGCTGGTCTTAATACCATAACAAGCATTACGCTCATCGTTGAAATAAGCGTGAATGTGAAACCATCGGAAAGGTTCAACAGTCCAATTCTTTGCGAGAGAGTCCTTCAAACCCAAAGTCCAATACTGATAATCTCCGTTTTCTTTCTTACCGATGAAGTGAACTCGTCGTCGCCATTCTTCAGCAGGAAGAGGCTTACCGAAACGCTTGTTCTTATCACCGCTTGAATATGCTTCCACATTGTCAAGAGGAACAATCCACTTACCTTCATCAACCTCAATAGAACAATTGGGGAGGCTGGGGATAACCTTAGTTTCAACATCCCCATTTCGGATTTGACTCTTTTCATAGACACCATTTTCCTCCACAACTTCTGCAACACGACCTTCATTGAAAACCGTATTAGCGTTAGCATTGTAATCATTCAGCAAAGTCTTACGACTCCATTCCTGAATATCACGGGCTGGTTCAGCACCAACAACAAAGCCAAAGGCCATGTCGCCAAATGAACCACTTGAAGTATTGGTGTTTGTCTTGGTTGAACTTCGCACAAATTGGCGAGTCAAAGCAAGGGCAGACCTCAAGTGCTTTTCATTTTCCAAATCCAACGCATTAGCCGTTGCAATTTCTTCCATCTTTTTCGTCATTTCTTCAGAACTGATACCAAGTTTGTTAGCCAATCCGTTCAGTTCATTCGTCATTCTTTCATTCATTTTTTTCACCTTTTGTTTTACTGGGTAAATTGTGCCACAAACCATGACACAATAATTTTAGGAGTCATTACCCTTTGCCTCCATTCCATTTCTCCAATTGCGCTGAGGCACTTAAATGTAATTGCCCTGCTCAATTCCATATCTAACACACAATGGTGCAGATTAACACAAATTTCCTTAACAGAATTGCCGCTTAACACTCGCTTCATCAAAATGCCGTGTGCTTTCATGGGGTCGTCTGTAAGGTATTTCACAATATCATAATAGTCGTTCATAAACTCCTTTGCTTTGCTTTTCAAATCAGAATCAGTAAAGGCAACGGCCTGTAATTCATTGACCGCCCTTCTCATATCTCCGTTCATCATGCCAGCAAAAGATTGTATATCTTCATCTGGGAATGAAAGGTTTTCATTCTCGCAGATGGTTTTGAGCATACTTGTCATGGACTCATTATCTAATGATGAAAAGTGGTAATTTGCACAACGACTACGGATAGCATAATCCACAGATGTTTCATCGTTACAAGTAATAATGAAACGAACTCCCGTGGCTCTTTCCATAGTTCGCTTTAAGGCTCGCTGAGAGTCTTTTAGCATACCATCAATTTCATCAAGTAGTATAATCTTAAAGGGCACATTATCTGAACCCTTAGTATTAGCAAAATTTGTAATAGTGTTGCGAATAGTTTCTAACTTCCTATCTTGACTTGCATTGATTTCCATGAAGTTATTCCTCATTTCATCAGCAAGATATTGCATAGCCAATACATAGGCGGCTGATGTTTTACCAGTTCCCGGTCTTCCATATAACAAAATATTAGGAAGATTAGTTTTATTTATCCACGATAGTGCGTCTTCTACAAATTTATGTTGTCCTACAATCTCTTCAATCTTCTTTGGTCTGTATTTTTCTGTCCAATTCATTTTCAATCTCTCCGATTCCTTTACAATAACCACAGGGCATTTCAAGTGCTACCCCTGAACCAGCACAATTTCTGCATTTAATCTTGGGAGTATTACACCCCTTGCAGTTTTGATGATTCTTAAATCCAGAACCATCACATGTATTACATAATTTCATTTTAATATACAGGTTAGAATGTTTATTATTTGATTTCTTTGTAATTTTATAATTTTTGTTGTTGCCTACATATGAAGTAACTTTTCTTTCTGTCGGAACATATGTGAATGTCCCTCCCTTTTCTTCAATGTAAGACATAATAGCATTGATAATGCCGTTTGATGTTCTTTCAACACCATCATTCATGGCTCTATCAATATACCTTTCAGCATAACTCTTATTCATCTTTCTACCTATCCAACTCACCGACCTTTTTCACATCTGAGGAATCCACATCCTCATCATACATTTTAGAAAGGTCATTAATTTTAAACCTACCCACTTTAACCACATCAGCAAGCCAAGCAGTAAATGATACACCTTGAGATTTTCTCATCAAAAATCACCCAGTTTAGTATTTGTATATCTAATTGGTTGCCTTCTTGGTTTCTTCAACCCAAGAATCTTACATTCTTCAGCGTCAAGTTTTGAAATTGCCCATTCCTTCCATTCAGGATTTTTAAGATACGCTCTAACGAGATAAGCATCTTTCTCCTTCAGACCCAATTTATGACAAATCTTAGGGACAGGAGAATATGAGTTTCGCTGTGGAAAATTTACTCTTCCATGATGATTACCACTCCAAGAAAAGACAAAGATTTCCATAAAGTAATCTTTAGACCATCTTCTCATAATCTGGTCAGAAAAGGCAATCTTCCTAACATCAATATTAGGTGCAACCCAACTCAACATTTGCATATCTGGTGGACTGTTATATTTCATGTATTTCAATACTTCATGTCTGTCCTTGTTCTTAAGATACTCAATGTTTAAATCATAGACGCTTTTATCAAACTTTAGTGGTTTGTTACAATTTGGTGCATCCATTTTAATATATTCCTGACGATTATCAGTCTGCCCCATACGCTTTCTTACACACATATTCATAATTGACTTGGGCACATCCTTCTCATTGATGGATGTAAGCACCACATTTTTGTGAACTGTTAAGATATTGATAATTTTTTTAGTTTCAGGCTTATAGTGCACTTCTTCAATAAGAATACCATGTGTTTTTGGGTATGAATATATGTCATCAATTGTGATATTACACGCTTCCATGACCGTAAATGGTCGTGAACCCAAGATTTGTCTTGCTCTCTTAGTTTTACCTGAACCGTTTCCACCTACAAGCAATTTAAACTTCGTTGAAGTAGTTTTCATTATTCATCATCTCCCTAATTCTATTCATTCCTTCTTCTTCTAAATGATTCTTTTCTGCTATTTCTACTGATACTGCATCAAATATTCGCCAATCTGCGTGTGAACAAGGAAGACTATGATTCATAGACTCCCTAACTGCATCAAGTGACTTTCTTTTTCCTACAATTAACACAGGTGCTTTTCTATTTGGCCCTTCAATTGTTCTCAAATTACACTCAACATCCATTGACTTAAATTTTCTTTCTAATGCTAATAGAAAATCATAAGATGCTCTGAACATAATTCTAACTCTAATGTTCCATCCTGTTTTACTTGTATTAGATTGATAACATGTAATTTCAGGTCGGGCAATTGTTAGTAAAATTCCACTCAATTCCCCATTATTAAACATCAAGATTCCTCATGTGTGTCAAGTGTAGTTTGTTGAGGGTCTGTAAGTGAAAGAGGAAGAGGGTTCTGCAACTCTCTAATACAAGCATCAAACAAATGCTTGGGTAATACACCTTCAATTCTATACAACATCAACTTACCGCCACATCGCAAATGGTAGTAAGACTCGCCTTCTGTAATTTCCTGCACTAAGCCTTCTTCTACACCGTTAAATGGTTCTCGGCAGTAATGGCAAAGTTTTCCTTCTTCAATAGTTCTAATATTCATTCTAACAACTCCTTTAATTGTGTTGGTTCGTCCTTATCATCTCGGTATTTCACATAGCGGGGGAAGCGTAGACCATACTCTCCATTTTCATTTTGAGTGAGGATGTCGCCCTTAACTTCAATAAGCATATTCCCTGCACCCAATCTATTATATTGCTGGCTTAAGAAGTTTAGGTCGGATTCTGTAAAACCTGTCCCTACCCATCCAATAGGGACTAAGTTATTTTCATCTTTGATAGCAATCTTAAAAGAAGCATATACACCAGCATTCTTTCCACGACCTTCAGCGGCATCAGTAATAACACAATCAACATCAATCAATGGTGGCTTGTATTTAGCCCAATCTTTAGACCTTGCGCCAAACTGATAAACTGCATTGGGGGACTTAACAATAACTCCCTCATATCCAGCCTCAATAGCCTCGTTATAAATATCCAAGAACTCTTCATGTGTTTCAATCTCCACAGTATGTGCAAGAATATCCTCGCCAAAGTGCATATTCAAAGTTTGAAGTCGTGTGTCCAATGGGTCTTCAAACACGGGTTGGCCACCATACATCAAACAATCAAACAAAACAAGTTTAACCGCATGGCGATAAATAATATGTTCAGTCTTACCATGAATACGACTCATAATGTTTTTGAAATCAGCAGGGTTTCCATTTGTATCAATAGGGAAAATCTCTCCATCAACAATCCAATCAACGGGGTCGGTATTTTCCTTGATAATCGGGATGAGGTCATTTTCAAACTTAGAGGTAATATCATCTCCCTTTCGGTTAAAGATAAAAATACCGTTTTCGTTTTGATGAATTTGTGCACGAATACCGTCATACTTGTAGTCACAGTATTTCTTACCACGAACTGTAAAGTTAATATTCTTAGCAAGCATTGGGTTCATGTAATTGCCCGCTTCAGGAATACAAACAATTGCACCGTTTGAAACAGACTGTTCAATACATTCTCCGATACTCAAGAAAGATGTTGCTTTCTTAATGTCGTCATTGGGCACACCATAGGTCTTGTTCATAATTTTCTTGACAACAGTTTTACCACATCGGTTGCGTGTTTCGTTGAGTGCAAAAGCAATCAACCAACGCTTCCCAATGTGATTTAGTGCGGGCCATGCGGCCATGAGCAATCCATAGGTTTCTTCACGGTCATAAACAGGGCTACTCAAAGCATTGTAAATACTTCTAACTGTAATCAGCGTATTGTTGTGTTCATTTCCTTCCGTCAATTCTTGAACGGCTTCACCGAGTCCACCGAAAGTGTCAATGAAACCTTCAATAACATCCACATCAACATTCATTCGTTCAGCAATACGGTTAATCAATCCTGATTCACCTACACCTTTATTGGGATAGTTTCCAGCCCAAAGGTTTAGCATAGCCATTGATTGTTGTTCATCAGTATTAATGTTATCATCATAATATTTCACCATTTGTGTAGGTGTCATAGTCATAAATCGCTCGTTTATTTCTGCAAATTCATTCCAATTCATTGTTCCACTCTCCAAATTCTTCTTCTTCTTCTTCTTCTTCTTCTTCTACTTGTTCTCCCGCTAAGCCAATAGCAGGACGGGTAAGCAAATCCTCTATTTTCAAAAATGCAAGTTTAACATCCGAGGTTGTTAATCGCTTATTTGAGTCGGGGCCGCCAGCCTGAAATTCACACATAGATGCAAATATTTCCAATAGTGATTCTGCACGAACGGCAAATTCTTCCATTGAACTTTCAGGCAATTGTCGCTTTGACGCAACAATATTAAATATTCTTCTTACTTCTCTTTTACTAACCATTTTTCCATACTCTCCTTTTGGTAAAAGTATTTTGGACTTTCAATCTTCTTTAGGTTCAGGCAAATCCAAACCGAACCACTTAACGAATCTATTCGTATCACCTCGTAATCTTTAGTTACTATTTCTATGTCAATCTCTGGTGTTTTTCCATAAAGTCTGGATAACTCGCTTGAGATAACTTTCATATTATCAGCAACATATTTTATGATAAGAGGTCGTTGTATTTCCACATAGGGTGCATACTCTAATTCATACTCCCCTGTCTTATTACAAACATTACAACCTGCCCCACTACAAATGGGACATACAATGTTCATATTAGACAATACGGGGAATCTTACTCTTCGGAGTCGTTTAACACCAAGACTTTCGTGTGGCGCAAAATCTGATTTTCCTCGTCCTTTTCCCATGTGCAATACTCCTCATTACCTAATACAACAGCCGTGTCCAAGATAGGTCGTTGAATATTCAAAGTGTTCCAATCGGTAGAACTAAAATAAGCCTTACCAAAAGGATGAGTGTGAATCCAGCATTTCATAGGAATCTTCAACCCCTTAACACTTTCATCTTTGTAATCAACAAATGATGCAGTTCCTTTACTAATAAACAACTTATCATCACGGTCAATAACTACTGAAACTTCTAATCCCGGCAAGATATTAGTGCTAAGATTCCAGATAGCATTCCAGAATTTTTCTGTATTGCCGTTCTCTTTGAAATTAACTCGTAGCAAACGCTTCATTTTATTCCATTCGGATAGGCTTATTTCTTGGTATTCTCCTTCTACATATTCCATTTGTTCACATCCATGTTGGTTTTGCTCGCTTAGTGTATTTACTTCGCCAACTGTTCCATTGTTTATCTCCACGGTAATAGTTTCGGTATGCTTCAATAGAGCATTCCGTTTTATATTCGTCGGGCATACATTGGGGTGGCTGAGCAAATCCATTATCCTCAATTAATTGGGGAGGATTCCTCAAGACTTCTCGCAAGCATCTGTCAGTCTTGTGTTCTTTCCCATAGCGGTAAGTGTATTCCACACAAAGGGATTCAAATAGTTCAAATGTCCATTGATAATGTTGGAGGCTTGAACGAACCCAAATGGTTGAAGGGTGGCTAATGTGTGCAGTTTTGTAAAGCACACCAAGTTTCTCTTCAGGTAATTTGTGAAACACATATTCGTTATCATCGTTGCAGTAATAGTATTGGTCTACAACACGATGGGCGGTAGATAGCATTTGTGCAGTTTCAAGAATCATCTTGATACAATGTGCATCGTTGTGCATAATAGCCGCCTTCACAGGGTTTTGGTGTAGGTAAAAAATATTCATACTCTATCCCTCCACATTTTCTTTGTTTCTTCTGCACAGTTAAAACACCAGAAAACTTGATTGTTCAAATTATGAACAGATTTACCGACGCTAACTTTACATTTAGTGCAATTCATTTCTTTCATTGTATCTTTATATTTCATTCTTCTTCCTCCAATAAATTATTTGGTTCTGGAATAATAGGATGTTCTGAATAATCGTTAGTCACTCGGTAAATAAGTTCAGACATAAAACCTACAAACATAATCCAAATAGTTAAAGTGATTATAATATTCATTGAGATTCCTCCAAACATTGTTCACAATACGCACCTAAAGTCCAGTTTTCGCAGAAGCGATAGTTATCGCAAGGTGTTTTCATAGCACCACACATTACTCTTCCTCCACGAAAAACTGAAAGCCAGCATATTTAAACATTAGAGGAGTGGACATATAATCGTCAAACCTAATATCATTATCCGTGGATTGAATATATTGACGGGTAATACATTTACCATCTACTTCAGCATAAAAACTATTATTCCTATACCTAATGTAAAATTGACGACCATCCGTAAGTTTCCCTTCAATCTGGGTTGGGTGGGCAATAGATGTAATAGCAAATTCTTCAACAATCATTTCTATTCCCCCAACGGTTCAAAACCAAGTGCAATCTGTCGTTCAGCAGAACAGTCAAACGGATTAGAATGCATCTGCCCACTAATGCGGTAGCCAACCAATTTAATATTACTTTGTTCGGAAGTAATAACTTGTCCACATACACGACATGTAGCGTTTCCAGTTCCCATTCCAATTATCCAGCCTTTTGTTTCTTTTGTTTCTTTATTCTCCATCATCATCACATCCTTCATCCAATGTTGAAATTCCAATTGCAGCACCTATCAACCAACTTAGTAGTCCCATTTAAATCACCCATTAATCCTAAAGTGCTTCTCAACATAGTTTCCAATGAAATAATTCTGCATCCATTGAGCACCATATCCTGCAATAACAACTTGCATAAACTTAACACCTTCTGGTTTTCCATCCCAATCATTACCTTGACATGAAAATGAACCATCAGGCCCACTTGTAAATGCGTTGTAAAACTTCGGGTCTTCTTGGTATGAAATCATGGCGGCATTTCGTCCTTGCGCTCGTAGGTCTAACCACTTAACATCGGAGTTATACATAACTCTACGAATGTCAAGGTTATCTGCACAACAAACAACCAAGTCAAATCCTTTAATCTGTCCAGCCGTCAAAACGGGGAATGGTTTAGCCTCAATTTTGTATCGCTTAGCCATAGCATCTACTTTATTTGTGTCAATTTCATCTGAACTGAAGTTTTGGTATGTAATATTCTTTTCTTCCACAATGTCAGGGTCATAAACCACTATATTGTAGAGTCCAGTCTTATCCAAAAGCGGAATAAGGAAACTTCCAATTCCACCTGCACCAATAATCATCACATTTCTTTTCTTTACATTTTTCATATTTTCACCTTCTTTATATTTCTTTTTAGTCGTGGCAAACTAATGCCAAATTTTTCACACACTTCTTTTTGGGTATATGGTGTGTGGACATATACAAAAGCAGCAATAATACCTCTTGTCAAAGTTTCTTGCTCTTCCCAATCTTTACAAGCCTTAGCGACCTGCGGATTATCAATTTCATGGTTAGATAAAAACCCGTCAATATCATTTAACCCGAACACTCCAGAATTTGAATAGTATCTTGCAATCTTTCTGCTCAACTTTGATGTTTTACTAACTTTACATCCCAAGTATTTACAGTAATTTCTTAAAATTGCTGGTCTATTTAAGTCCTTCATTGTATAATACAGAATAGCACAGGCTCTTTCAGCCAAATCATACCCTTGATACAGCGTTGTTTTGCTAATATGAGTATGGTTTTTATTGACCTCATCAATATCTTCAATATCAAATTGGTTGCACAGTAATTGCAGTTCTGAAGTCTTTACATTTCTATACTGAGTTAGTCTTCCAATCTCTACAATTCTATATGCTTGTATGCACCCGCATTCTTGACAAACGGGCAACCCAATATCACGATTTAATTTTAGGTGCTTTGCTTGACAATTCACACATGGCATCCCAATCCAACCTAATATCCTGTTGATTTTCTGCATGATTTTGAATATACCTTGAAACGGTAGAAACCAACTTCTTCAACATAGCATCATTTTTACACGCAAATGCTCTCGCTGCAAATTGGTCGCCCTTAGTAGCCCCGTTGCTCAAATTGTCAATGCAAATTGGGCCAGACCACTTAGCGACTCTATCAGTATTGTTAATGATAGGATGGCTAAAAGGATTCTCCTGTGCTTCTCCTGCACCTCCAGTCGTTAAAACATAAGTGGACACATCTTGAATACCTCGCTTTGATTGATTATCAACAATCATCCAATCAGCATACTTACCACGAACAAACATAGCAAGAACACCTTTGTGTTGCCCTTTAGTAATCTCAGGATAATCACGACACATATTCTCAAACAATTCCATCGCTCGCTTTTCAGCACCTTCGGGCTTTCTGTTTTGCTTCAAAAATTCTTTCATAATTTTGACTTGAGCCAATGAAGGTTTCTCACCAACTGTCTGATAATATAACTTAGCAGGGGGTAGGTTAGACCATTTCTTAGAACGCTTTCGGCCAACAAGGTAGGAATCTACAAGAGAGTTTAGTTCTTTAACACCAATTTCACCCCATAGACCAGAACTAACTTCAATTGCGAATTGGTCTTCATCAATTTGCATTAGATTAAGACGGGTCAATCGCTTAAAAATTTCATTACCGCTTCGCTCATAGAAATGATAAGGCACACGGTTTTCCATAGCATAAGCCACATTTTCAGGAATTAGCAAACAACGATTAAGGTAATCATCAAGTGCTTCTTGTGCTTCAACACCCTTGCCATCTAAATAAGCGGCTCGCATGATGGTTCGTGCTACTGCTTTAAGAATAATTTCAACATTGCACTTTTCACCATTGATAGCGTATCGTGCACCTTCTTTATGAATAGAAATCAAATAACGACAACGGCCGATACGGAAAAGCACAGGTCGTGGACTTCTCCTAACAATGCCGATAATATCATTATTTTTTAATGCTTGATAGATAGACTGAATTGTTGGTTCAGTAGCATCGGAACGATTACCTCGTCGTGCATAAATATCCACATTTCTCGTGCGATTAATACTTCTTGATGTTAGAGGAGTTTCCAAGATACTCGTTCTATCATCTGATGCATGTCTAATTCTAAAGTTCAATGTATTTTCACTCACTTTTTCCACCTTCCATTCTACTTTTACCATTTTTATCACCTATAATTTTCATAATTACATTCAATTGTTTCTCACTTAATTCTTTTTCGCTCATAACTTGATTAATGATGCTCTCAATAAAGTTCTTCTCCCAATCATTTCGGCCATCATCTACTGTAAATGGTGGCAAATCATAAAGGGCCAATGCTTCTTCAATGGCTTCACTTGCTCTACTTTGGTATACGGAAGCCTTTATATCTTTCGCAATAACTTTTGTTGGGTTAATATATTCCATTCGGGCATTTCGTTCCTCGTCCTTATTATCCATCATTTTAGTAAAGCGTTCTTTCTTGGCAAACAAAAGTTGCACATCACGCCATAGTTTTTCATTAGGATAACCACGGGTTTCAATTTGTTTTCGTGAATTGTTTGGGTGATTCCAACGCCAAACGACTGAAGCCATATTCCCCAAAGAACCTTTCTTTGTTTTAGCAACAACATATTGTGGTTCATATCGTCGGGTTGCATGAGAGTATCGGTTTCCCTTATTGCGAACATTTACTCGCAAATCTAACTCCTTAACTTCGTTGAACAATTCTTCCCATTCATCACCATATTCATTCCACCACCATTCAGCCTTCATTGACTTAACGGCTTCTTTCATCCATTCTTGAATCAATTCCTCAGTAATGGTGTCAGCCGACATACCTTTATTTTCAATCAAGTGGCGGATAATCATCCAGTTTGTAATATGTTCACTACCGAGAATTTCTAATTTTCCGTTTTCGGTGTTCTCAATTTCAAAATGCCAAGCAATTTCATGTCCACAAATACAATAATGGGGATGCTTTGACAAATGTTCAGGAGGAAGTCGTCCACCCGCATTATCACGAAGAGGAATATACCATGTATTTCCTGTGGCTCGCCATTCGTGTTTTGCCGTTTCCCAATCATCAGAAACTGATTCAACCGTCAAGCGTTCAACCAATGCTTTATTCAAAGCACCAGAACGATTCACATTGATAACATCTAATTGTTCTCCTACTGCATGATGTGTTTCTACAAAATCATTCATTGTCAAACCTCCTGTAAGCCAATTGCTCTTCCAAATGATTATCGCACAACTCGTTTAATTTAGCGTGTAGTGATTCGGTAATTCCCGGAATCGTATTTCTATGCAGGGCTAACCATACACTATGGTCTTGATTAAGAACAATAACCAAACCATTGTTATCCTCATGTGACTTAATCACAATAGGGGGCATTTCTTCGCTGTTAATCAGCCTAAATTCTACTTCTTTTCTTTTTCTTCCATTTCCAATTGGTGTCATATTTATCACTCCATGTTCATTAGGTGTGTTAGTGGGTCTTGTTTTAGGGTTTGCTTACTCAACAAAATGTGAGGGAACTTACCCAATAGTAAAGGAACGACCTTATTCCAATCTATTTCATTGTCATATTGCTTTGTCCAAACTGAACCGTTGGATTTTAACGATGTGACTCTAATTACTTCATATTTTTCTTCCTTGCTTTCGCTCATATTTATTTCTCCATTGTCTTACTCTTATGGTAAATTTTGTATCTTGACTGTCATGCAATCAAAAAATTTCGCATGACCCTCCAGCACACGCAATTTCGCCAGACAAGTCCGTATCATCTTCTGTTTCTACAATCTTAGAAAGGTCTACTGCTTTCAAAGCATTAACCATATCATAGTATTGACCCATTCTAATAGTTTCAAAGGGTGCTTGTTTGTATGTTCCACCATCATAGGGTAAAACGGACAAGCCATTGTAGTATTTTCTGTTGTTCCACATCCATTCACCGACTTCATCCCATTCATATTGTCGGATAGAAACCGTCGCTGATACATTGTGGGAGTTCATGCCCGAAACATGCCCTCCTTTAACCCATGTGCGGCTGATATTCTTCACCCTATGAAGCATATTCAAAGCGGTTTCCTCGCCTCGGAGGATGGCTTTATCGGGTGCTTTTTGAGGTAATGAAATGACCGCCGTATCATGTGGGCGGAAGTATTCATCCTCAATCAGTTCTGGGTGATTTTGAACGAGATAATTGTAGATAGCCTCATTCTTCCCAACACGAATACGGCGAATATAAAATTCGTCGTGCCATGCATGGATTCCACTTGATGTTCCAAGAACACATGAAGTAGTTCCAGCAGGTTTTACACAAGTTTGTCTTGCCGCAGGATTAATTCCAATCTCTTTTGCGATAGACTCATTCGTTGCTTTAATAGCATTAGTGATAGCCTTAAAATCCATCTTTCTAACACGATTAGAAGCAATACCTGTCATGGACACACCAATTAGTGCATCACGCTCGGTATTTTTTTGCCAAATCTCTCGGAGGTAATGAAAATCAGTATATCCTGCTTGTAGGGTAGCAATAATGGTAGCGGCAACTGCTCTTTTAATTAAATCATCTTCATCAACAACATCAGAAGCATTGATTTCTACCAAGTTACAAAATTGATTTGGTCGCAAAGCAATTTCGCAACAGGGATTAGTGCCCCAATCTTTGTCATTAGTAAAGTAAATTCCCGGTTCTCCAGCACCAGAGGCTTCAATGTATTTCCATAGTTCTTCAAAGTCTTTTTTCTCAACTTTACTTCTCACAAGAACAGCAGAATTGTTAGCCCTGCCACGCTGAGGATTCAATTCCCACCAATTACCCGATTTTGCAGTAAGCATATCATAATCATCACGACTAAACAGGGAAATCAAAGCGGCACGACGAATACCTCCAGC